ACTCAAACTACAAAATAGGTGTGGAAGATTGGTAAAGTATAAATAAAAGTATTGAACTACCGTATTATGAAACTTATTATAAATAAAACGATATAAAGGAAAAGTTATGGCACTTTTTACACCCTCCGCAAGTCCTGCCGTAACTGTAAAAGAAATTGACCTTACGGGCGTAGTCCCTAATGTCCAGACTTCTACAGGTGCGTTCGTAGGCAACTTTGGTTGGGGAGCCGCAGGGGAAACCACACTCGTTTCAACAGAAACCGAGTTGGTTAATAAATTTTCTGCGCCTACAACCAGTAATACGGTAGACTTTCATTCTGCCGCATTCTTTCTAAGATATTCTAACACACTACAAGTTGTCCGTGAAGTTGATAGTGACGCAAAAAATGCTCTCGCTAACAACACATCACTTGGTTCACTTACAGCACAACAAATCAAAAACGTAAATGCATTCGAGTCACTCACTATCGATAGTTCTGATGGTGCGTTTCTTGCTAAGTATCCTGGCGAACTTGGTAACTCACTTCAAGTTGCTATCTGTGGTTCAGATAGTGATGCTGGTGGAGCAACCAACTTTAATGCATGGGCATACAAATCAAGTTTTGATGCAGCGCCTGGAACATCAACATTCGTGTCAAATCACGGCGGTAAAAACGATGAAATCCACGTTGCTATTATTGACCAAGATGGTGAAATCACTGGAAATGTTGGTGAGGTTCTCGAAACATTCCCATTCTTATCTGTTGCGACTAACGCAAAGACAACAGATGGAACATCAAACTACTATCGTGATGTTATAAAAACACAATCTCAGTGGATAAACGCTGGTATCCTGCACACAGGAGACTCTGCTTCTGTATCTGATTTCCGTGGTGCAAATTGGGACACTGCTTCAACACAGGCTGGAAACACAGATTTTAAATCTGATTTTAAATTCTCAGTCGCACAAGCAACATGGTCACTCGCAGGTGGTGTTTCTTCTTCAACCCTTGGAACAGACGATATTCTTCGTGGTTTCGATAAGTTTGAAGACAAAGACAATATCGAGATTGATTTCTTGATTGCACCTGAGTCTATTGCTGACGCAACTGCAACAACTGTTGTAAATGACTTGGTTGCAACTGCCGCATCACTTCGTAAGGATTGTGTAGTGGTCGCATCACCGTCACGCACAGCCGCAGTGACAACTGGAACAAATACTGCGATTCTAGCATGTAATAACACATACACCAAATCATCGTATCTCTTCCAAGATAATAATTACCTCAAGGTATTTGATAAGTATAATGACCAATTTATCAAAATTCCTGCCGCATCAAGCACCGCTGGTTTGATGGCTTCTACCGATTTAGTCGCTGCGAACTTCTTCTCACCAGCTGGTTCTCGTAGAGGTCGTTACCTTGGTATTACAGACATCGTTGTTTCTCCGACTAAGGCAGAAAGAGATGCGCTGTATAAAGCAGGTATCAATCCAATCGCAAATATCCCAGGCGAAGGAATTATTCTTTTTGGTGATAAAACTAATGAGTCACGACCAAGTGCGTTTGACCGCATCAATGTTCGTAGACTCTTCTTGGGTATCGAACGTGCAATTGCAATTGCAGGGCGAAACGTAATGTTTGAGTTCAATGACGAGTTTACTCGTGCAGAGTTCGTAAACATCGTTGAACCATTCCTTCGTGAGATTCAGGGAAGACGAGGTATTACTGACTTCCGTGTTATCTGTGACGAAACGAATAACACTGCCGCTGTGATTGACCGCAATGAATTTATTGCAAGCATCTTCATCAAGCCTGCTCGTTCTATCAACTATGTGACACTTAACTTTGTCGCAGTTAGAACTGGTGTAGACTTCGAAGAAGTTGTTGGCACAGTATAAGGGGGGATTGACAGATGGCAATTCTAGGAATCGAAGATTTCAAATCAAAACTTAGAGGTGGGGGCGCTCGTCCTAATCTCTTCAAAGCAACTGTGAACTTCCCAGGCTATGCTGGCGGAGATGTTGAACTTACATCATTCTTGTGTAAGACCGCTCAACTTCCTCCATCAATCATTGCACCAATCGAAGTTCCATTCAGAGGACGACAGTTGAAGATTGCAGGTGACCGCACATTCGAACCGTGGACAGTAACAATCATCAACGATACTGATTTTTCTATCCGTAATTCTATGGAACGTTGGATGAATGGTATCAATTCTCACTCCGCAAATACAGGTTTGACTAATCCAGTGGATTATCAAGCAGACCTAGTTGTTGAACAATTGGATAAAGACTCTACAATTTTGAAAACATACAACTTCCGTGGATGTTTTCCAACAAACGTATCTGAGATTGAAGTCAACTACGAAACAAATGACGCAATCGAAGAGTTTACTGTTGAGTTCCAAGTTCAATATTGGGAATCCGCAACGACTAGTTAATATCATTATAAGTAAAGGGGTAGGGTTAATCCCTACCTCTTTTTTATAGATGGATAGGTAATGGCAGAACAAGACAATAGTATCTTCAAGTTGTTTGGTTTCGAACTCAAACGAGCCTCCGAAAGAGTAAAGGAAGACCCCAAACTTAAATCAATTGTTGCTCCTACAGATGATGATGGTGCAGGATATATAACTGCGTCTGGTTCTCACTATGGACAATACGTTGATATGGATGGCGCTCAGGCGAAAGACAATCAACAACTCATTATGAAATATAGAGGTGTATCACATCATCCTGAAGTAGATGCCGCCGTAGAAGATATTGTGAATGAATCTATTGTTGGTTCAGAAGGTATTGCATGTGAAATCAACTTAGATAAAGTCGATGCCGCAAACAATATCAAAAAACAAATGACCGAAGAGTTCAATAACGTTTACTCTATGATGAAATTTAGTGAACTTGGTCATGATATTTTCCGTTCATTTTATGTGGATGGTCGTCTTGTTTTTCATTTGGTCGTAAATGAAAGTAATATGAAAGCCGGTATTCAAGAGATTCGGCCGATTGATTCCGCAAAAATTCGTAAGGTCAAAGAGGTCAAGTATAAGAAAGACCCTGCTACTGGTGCAAAGGTCGTTGATAAAATAAATGAGTTCTATCTCTTTCAAGAAAAAGCAGGAATGAATCAGGGTGTAAGATTATCACCTGACTCAGTATCCTATACCACAAGTGGACTTCTTGACCCATCAAAAAGAACAGTGGTATCTTATTTACATAAGGCACTCAAACCAATCAACCAACTAAGAATGATGGAAGACTCTCTAGTCATCTATCGTCTTGCTCGTGCGCCTGAAAGACGCATATTCTATATTGACGTTGGTAATATGCCAAGGAATAAATCCGAAGCATATATGAAAGACATTATGACTCGTTATAGAAACAAGTTAGTATATAACGCAAGCACAGGTGAACTCAAGGATGACCGTAAACATATGTCCATGTTGGAAGATTTCTGGTTACCACGCCGTGAGGGTGGACGTGGAACAGAGATTACCACATTGCCAGGCGGTGAAAACCTTGGACAGATAGACGATATTATTTATTTCCAAAAGAGATTATATCGTTCATTGAATGTTCCTATCAATCGCCTTGAACAAGAAGCACAATTCTCGCTGGGTCGAGCCACTGAGATTTCACGAGACGAGGTGAAGTTTCAGAAGTTTATTGACCGCTTGCGTAAAAGATTCTCTATGGTATTTACGAATATCCTGAGAAAACAACTAATCTTGAAAGGTGTAATCACTGAACAAGATTGGGAATCATGGAAAAGTGATATCTATATTGACTTCCAAAGAGACAATCACTTTACAGAGTTGAAAGATGCGGAGTTACTCCGTGAGAGACTTACAACTCTTGACCAAGTATCAAACTATGTTGGGGAATACTTCTCAAGAGAGTGGGTCATGAAAAATGTCATGATGTTCTCAGATGAAGATATTACCCAAATGAAAGATGAAGTTGAAAAAGAGAATGCCAAAGGTGGCGATGAAGAAGAGAATGAGGAATTTTAACAATGAGTGAAACCGAAATTAATCCAATTGAAGACCTTGTAAATCAAATCACAGATGGTGAGTTGAATAAGGCAGAGGGTTCTTTCAATAGTCTAATCCAAGATAAAATGGTTGCGGCTTTGAATGCCCGAAGAATTGATGTAGCAAGCAGTGTATATGGAGTATCCGATGGAGAACCTGAAGACGAAACTGATATCGTTGATGAAGTCGTTGAAGACGAAATTGAAACAGATTTGGACGAAACTGAAACCGATTCTGAAGAAGATTCTGACATATCTGACGAAGAAATTGAAGAGTTTTTGGACGATTCTGAAGACGAAACTGAATAATATTCGTTAAAAAGTATTTTTATATAAATAATATTACAATGAAAAGATATAAAGAAATATTACTAGAACTAGCAGGGCGAAAGCCCGCTGGTAAGTCCGTTTTTAACAAAAAGTTAAACGGCTTTCCTGTATTGATTACAAAAGAAAAAAACGAATTTGTTGTGTATATTGATGGTGACCGATTAGACTCCTTCAAATCACAACGAGAGGCAGAGCAATCTGCTCAAAAAGTAACAAAGGCACTAAAGTAATGAAACTTATTACTGAGTATACCGAAAACGATACACTTCAGTGTATTATCGAAAAGAAAGCAGATGGCGAAAAGAACTACGTCATCGAAGGTGTCTTTGCACAAACAGATAAAAAAAATCGTAATGGCCGTGTTTACCCTAAACCAATTATGGAAAAGGCAATAGGCAAATACGACAAAGAACAAATTCAGAAAAATCGTGCGGTTGGGGAACTCAATCACCCCGAAGGGCCAACGGTTAATCTGGACAAAGTTTCTCATCGCATCACTGAAATGAAATTTCAGGGTAATGATGTGGTAGGAAAGGCACAAATATTGGATACTCCGATGGGTAAGATTGTGAAAGGTCTTCTCGATGGTGGTGTGCAACTAGGCGTGTCAACTCGTGGTATGGGTAGTCTTGAGAGACAAAATGACACGATGGTCGTCAAAGACGACTTTATTCTTAGCACTGTTGACATAGTGCAAGACCCATCTGCACCTAATGCATTTGTTAATGGAATTATGGAAGGTGTTGAGTGGGTTTGGAATAATGGCATTTTAGAACCTCAAGAAATTGAAATAATGGAGACTGAAATTAAGACTGCTCCGAAACCTGTCTTGTATGAGACAAGCGTTCGAGAGTTTAAGAATTTCCTCTCGTTACTAAAATCTAGCATGTAGGAGGTCAATATGACTGACGAAAATCAAGAAGTTGAACTCCACGATGAAGTAACAGACGAAATCGTGGAAGATACTCTCGGAGAGGCGGCACATGGTAGTGTCGCTGCTAAAGGCAAAGCTGGTGACGCACAACCAACTGACGAAACAGATTCAAACGCTGCAACTGATAAAGCAGCCGATGGAACGTCACAGGCGAAAGCACCAGGCGGAGTCGCAAATCAGGGCGAAAAGAAGCCTAAAACAAAAGCAGGAATGATTAGCGCTATGTTCAATAAGATGAACGGCATGTCTAAAGCAGACGTGGAAGGCATGTATCAATCATATCATAAAGAGTCGGTAGACATGGAAGAAGATGAAGTCATCGCTGAAACCAGTGTTGACACTGCAACCGAACTCGATGCACTAGTCGAGTCTGAAGCTACACTCAGTGATGAGTTTAAAGCTAAAACTGCTGTGTTGTTTGAAACTGCTCTAAAATCTAAATTGTCTGAAGAAGTAGACCGTTTAGAAGAACAGTATCAAGAAGAACTTTCAAGCGAAATCGAACAAACTAAGTCCGAGCTCGTTGAGAAAGTTGATAACTACCTTAACTATGTAGTTGAAACTTGGATGGAAGAAAATAAAGTTGCAATCGAAAGCGGTCTCCGCACTGAAATTGCTGAAAACTTTATGACCTCACTGAAAGACCTCTTCACGGAGTCTTACATTGAAGTTCCAGAATCCAAAGTTGACCTAGTAGATGAACTTGCTGAACAAGTAGAAGAACTTGAGACTAAACTCAACGATACTACTCAGAAAGTCATCGACACTACTGGTGAACTGGAAGAGTATAAAAGAGAGTCAATCATTCGTGAAAACTCTCGTGACCTTGCAGACACTCAGGTCGAGAAGTTAAAAACACTCCTTGCAGATATTGATTTTGACAGTGAAGAGAAATTTGCTGAAAAAGTTGAAACTGTAAAAGAGTCATACTTCACAAAACAAGTAACGTCTGACGAAGAAATCCTTGATGAAGATACTACTGACAACACTGTCGAAATATCTGACTCTATGGACAAATACGTTCAGGCAATCCGTAAAACCGTCAAATAAGGAAAAGAAAAATGCAAGTATCCTATGACACTTTGATTGAGAAGTGGAGTCCAGTTCTGGATGAAACTTCTGCTGGTGAAATCTCTGATTATCACCGTAAAGCAGTGACGGCTGCTGTATTGGAAAACCAAGAGAAAGCTCTTCGTGAAGAAGCATCTGCATCCGCAGGCTTTTTGACAGAGGTTTCTGCAAACAATACAAGCTCCGTTGCTAACTTTGACCCAGTATTAATTTCACTGGTTCGCCGTGCAATGCCTAACCTCATCGCCTATGATGTGTGTGGTGTTCAACCAATGACAGGCCCAACTGGTCTCATCTTTGCGATGAAATCACGTTACGGTTCTGGCACAACTGGAGCTCGTGAAGCTCTCTTCAACGAAGCCGAGACACGTTTCTCAGGTGACTCAGGTGGAACTCATGACTCAGATAACCCATCTGGTTTTGATTCTGCTAATGGTCTTATCGACTCTGAAGGTGACAGAACAACTGGCATCTTCGCTGGTGGTATGCCAACAACATCTGCTGAAGACCTCGGTGACGGCGGTTCTTCTTTCAACGAAATGGGTTTCACCATTGAGAAGCAAACTGTGACTGCCAAGTCTCGTGCGCTGAAAGCAGAATACACCATCGAACTCGCACAAGACCTGAAAGCAATTCACGGACTTGACGCTGAAACTGAATTGGCAAACATCTTGTCAACAGAAATTTTGGCTGAAATCAACCGTGAAGTTATCAGAACAATCAACACACAAGCCAAAACTGGCGCACAACAAGCAAACACAGCACAGAATGGTATCTTTAACCTTTCAAGTGATGCGGATGGTCGTTGGAGTGTTGAGAAGTTCAAAGGTCTCATCGTGCAGATTGACCGTGAAGCAAACATCATTGCTAAAGAAACACGCCGTGGTAAGGGTAACGTAATCATCGTCTCTTCAGACGTTGCTACTGCTCTCGTGAGTGCAGGTAACTTAGATTATACACCTGCTCTGAATACAAACCTCGCAGTGGACGACACAGGTAACACCTTTGCCGGAACACTCAATGGTCGTATTCGTGTTTATATTGACCCATATGCACAGAACGATTATGTAAACGTAGGTTATAAAGGCACAAACGCTTATGACGCTGGTGTCTTCTACTGTCCATATGTTCCATTGCAAATGGTCAAAGCTGTTGGTGAAAATGACTTCCAACCTCGTATCGGGTTTAAAACTCGTTACGGTATGGTGTCAAACCCATTCGTAGGTGCTACACCTTCAAATGGTTTGGCTGCTGTCAAAACAAACCAATACTATCGTATCTTTGGTGTAAGAAACATTCTTACCTAAGTCGGTATATAAAAATAAGAGTAGGGATAACCTACCACATATTTTTAAGGGGAGACTTCGGTCTCCCCTCTTTTTTTGTCAAGCACTTTTACGAAAATTACATGATGCGTGAACAGCAGCGCAATTTTCATCTATCGTTGGATTGCCATCTTTATAAAGAAGAATATGGTCACCATGAATATCTTCACCAAATTCAGGCATTTCTTCACTACAGATATTACATTTACCATCTTGTTCATAATACGCTTTTCTCACAACATCACGACTAAATGTGCGTTCACTATCAAGTTCAGTAAATTCATAACCAATTTTTGTCATCTCGTTTCGCAACATATTCAACGCATCAACGGTATCTGTTACTGTAGTTCCACCCAATTTAAATTGGAATGGTGTTTT